GCATCTTCTGCTCTACCTACTCGCGGTCGCGGCGACCTTCATCGTGTACACGATCGTCAAGGCTGGCAACGGAACGATCATCACGTGAGCGGCCTCGAGGTCCTCGCGCTCGTTCTCGCGCTGTACCTTCTGTCGCAGCTCGTCGCGATCCCGCTCGGGCACATGATTGGTAAGCGGGTCGGTGGGTGGCGCGTCGCCAGCATCTGGCTGACGGGCGCCGCCCTGGCCCTCATCCTCTGGATCATCTGGGGAGATCTCGCGTGACTCCTGGACTCATCTGGGTTCTCATCACCGGCACGACGCTGCTCGCCGGTTGCCTCGCGACGTTCACGTGGGTCAACCGGCGGGTTAGGGTCGGGCGACCCATCACACGCAGGCAGCAGGTGTGGTGCATGGCGTTGCTACTCACCAACCTGCTGGTCTTCTGGTACTTCTGCATCACTCTTGGCTAGGAAGGGACGCACATGAGCTGGGACGACCGGTACGACGAGTTCGAGGAGAAGCCGACTCGCAGCGCGATCAAGTGGACGACGCGCGCCTGGGTCGTGGTGTGCGTTGGCGTGGTACTCGCGCTGATCCTGGGCGCGGGCATCTGGCTGCTGGCCGTCGCCACCAGCGACGTCAAGGGCCAGGGTGACGCCGAGATCATCAAGAACGAGGCCTACAACAGGATCCGCGCGCAGGAGGGCTTCTGGGTTCGCTACGAGGGCATCAAGACCGCGGACAAGAACCTGACGCTGACCGCCGAGCAGCTGAAGCGCGATCCCGACAACCAGAAGCTGGAAGTCGAGTTGATGGGTCAGAAGATGATCTGCAACGACCTGATCGGGCAGTACAACGCGGCTGCCCAGAAGTTCCGCGACGCGGAGTTCCGCGACGCGCAGCTCCCGCATCAGATCGACGACACGTCCGCGTCCGACGTCAACTGCAAGGAGAACTGATGAACCGCAAGCGGAAGATCACGATCGCGGGTCTCGTGCTGGGCAGCACCCTGTTCCTGACGGCGGGCGCGTGTGGCCCAACGGCTGAAGAGACGGCGCGCAATCAGCTGCAGGCGCAGAAGTCCACGGGCGAGACCCTGGAGAAGAAGAACCTCGCGGCCAAGAAGGACCGCGAGGAGAACCCGAATGCCGTGCGGTACCTGTACCTCTACACGTTCGGGCAGCCCATGGGCTACTACGTGACCAAGGGTAAGATCTCGTCGTCCGGCTCGCAGCGTACGCCGGAGCAGGACAACATGTGGACCTGCGGCGGTTCTAGCGGCAACTACGGCTGCTCGGCGATCGTCGTCGACGGCGCCAAGGACGACGGGTCGTACGGCCAGGGTGACCCGGGCATCTTCTTCTTCCTCGCGGACGGCACGATGGTCGAGACGTCGTTCGATTACCTGATCTCGGACCGTCCCCTCACCGCGGTGAACGTGCCGCTGCTCGGCGGCTCGGCGTAGTCATGACACGGACCATCGACCAGCTGGGCGCGTACTTCAAGGAGCAGTACGAGTCGACGACGCGCGTGGTGCTGCCGAAGCGCACGCACACCATTATTCGGTTGGACGGCAACGCCTTCCACACGTACACGCGTGGGTTGCCGAAGCCGTTCGACGAGACGCTGCACGACGACCTCGTGTCGTCCGCCGCGTTCCTGTGCGCCAAGATCTCGGGCGCGCGACTCGCGTACGTCCAGTCGGACGAGGTCAGCATCCTGATCACGGACGCTGCCAACCCGGGCACCCAGCCCTGGTTTGGCGGCAACGTCCAGAAGCTGACCAGCGTGTCCGCGTCGATCCTCACCGCGAAGTTCAACGAGCTGCGCAACATCGGGCTTGGCGACCTCGGTGAGAAGTTGGCGTTCTTCGACGCGCGGGCGTTCGCGATCGCGGACCCCGAGGACGTCGAGGCATACTTCCACTGGCGCCGGATTGACGCGTGGCGCAACGCCGTCTACTCGACGGCGCGCGCTCACCACTCCCACAAGTCGTTGCAGGGTCAGGGAAGCATGGCCCAGCTGGAGATGATCGCCAAGGCGGGAGTCGACTGGGACGTCGTGTCCGACAACTTCAAGCACGGCACCGTGATCCGCCGTGAGGAGCGCGTCGAGGACGTCGAGTTCACGCACTCGACAACGGGCGAGAGGCACGTGGCGCGCGACGTCAAGCGTTGCGTCTGGGTCGCGGAGGCTGCCCGTCACTCGACGTTTCCCACACACCTCGAATCGTGTCTACTAGGGTAGTCACTGCAAACTCAACCTGAAGGAATAACTGATGGCAACGCAGAAGCTGACCGTCGTCCTCGGTCTGCTCAAGGGCGCCAAGGCGCGCGCCCACGCAAACGTCTCCAACCTCCACCACCAGTCCGTCAAGCCCGCGCTCTACGCCGGCCAGATCCGCACGTACGCGCCTCGCGACGACGAGGGCGAGCAGCGTCCGTCCGAGTCCCAGAAGGTGCAACTCAAGGCGACTGACGTCCTCGCGGAGTTCGCCGAGCAGCTGTCGCGCCACTGGGACCTGGCGCTCTGGCGCGACCAGGGAAACACGCAGGCGCGGGCGGACGTCGTCGTCGACGGCGTGGCGCTGCTAACGGACGTCCCCGCGACGTTCCTGCTCTTCCTGGAGAAGCAGCTCAACGACTGGCGCACGGCGATCACCAAGCTGCCGACGCTGGCCCCGGACCAGACCTGGAGTCTGGACGGCGCAACGGGTCTGTTCCGCTCCGAGGCAATCAAGTCGGTGTCGACCAAGAAGACGCTGCGCAACCACCTCCTGGCCAAGGCGACCGACAAGCACGCGGAGCAGGTCAAGACGTACGAGGAGGACGTGCCGGTCGGCGACTGGACGACCATCAAGCTGTCCGGCGCGCTGACCGTCACGCGTCAGCGTGAGCTGGTCGACCGCCTGGACAAGCTGGCCGACGCCGTGAAGACCGCGCGCGAGCAGGCCAACCTCACCGAGGTGGAGGAGCCGAAGGTCGCCGAGACGCTGTTCGACTATCTACTCGGGTGATCTTCACTCTGATTGGTTCCAGTGGGACGCTCGCGCTTGCGAGCGTCCTACTGGCGTTTCTGGAAGTTGTTCGGACGCAACCACTTGACCGCCCGACGCGCTACATGCAGGCGGCGGTCTACGTGCTGGTTGCCAGCTTCGTGGTCCTGAGTGTCGCGTTCGCGGTCCTGATCACCGACACGTAGACTACGCGCCAACTCGAGCGAAAGAGGTCGACGTGAACCCGTATCTCCCTCTATTCCTTGGTTTTCTCGGCGCGCTGGCCGCTAGCGTCGGCCTGTGGCGCGCGCACCTCGGCCAGCCCGGTGCAATGGGTGTGGCACTTGTTGGCGCCGCACTTCTCTTCGTGGTGACGCTGGTCTACCTCCTCGTCCTGCTCGGCGCCGTGGCCCTCGCCTAGTCACCATCAAGGTGATTGCGGTTGCTAGAGTTTCTCTCGTAGCAACAACCTGAACCTACAACTGAATCTTAGGCGAAAAGACCGACAGTCCAGGTTCGAACCCTGGCCCCGACACTGGTTCGCGTGGTACATGCGCGAACCGCGGCGACGCCGACGATCTACGAGGTCACAGCGAAACTCGTTGGCGTCGCCACCCAAAGTCGGGGTAGCCCAATTGGCAGAGGCAGGTCCCCCGGTCAACTTCCTTGGCTCGCTACAGCCTCGTTGACCACCGCTCGGTTGCCGAATCGAGTGGGTGTGCTTACACGCTGTAATGGGGGTTCGAATCCCTCTCCCGCCTCGACGTCGGTACCCGTGTTGTCTTAGTTCCAGCACGGTTGCCTGACGTTACGGCCCTCCGGTCTCGGGTATTTTGCGGTGCTCCGGCGGAGGGCCACCTAACTTGCCACTTCCCTCCCAGGACGCGGCGAGGCTCCCTGACAACCCAATCCCTCGACGTACCACGCGAACGCACGCAGCCACGTCGAGGGGCAGCCACAGTCGGGGAGCACCAAGGCGGGGTCGTCTAACGGCAAGACACAGCGGCATCAACCTAACGCACACTCTGTAGCGTCGTCGGCAACTCGTCAAACGAGCGGACACGTGATTGAGCAGCTCGGCAGCTCATCGTCCCTATACGACGAAGGTCGCCGGTTCAAATCCGGCTCACGTAAACACTTCCAGGAGGTCGCGGCGCGGTAGCCGCGGCCTCCGCTTTACGTTGCGACGAACCAACAACGGAAGGCAGCTGATCTTGCTCATCGTCGTCGAAGGCATGGATTGCACGAGAAAGTCAACGCTGGTCGCGCAACTCGCCGAGGAGATCCAGCGTCGCTACCCGGGCGACCAGGTCGACGTCTGGCACGCCGGACCACCGACGAAACACCCGTTGGACGAGTACGTGACGCCCCTGCTGGACTACCGGCCCAGACGCAATCGCCACGTGATCTGCGACCGCTGGCACCTAGGCGAGTCGATCTACCCGTTCTACCTCGGGCGCGAGTCCAAGTTCGACGCGGCGACCCAGGCGTACGTCGACCTGTTCCTGCGATCGCGTGGCGCGCTGCTCGTTCACGTCGACGCCCAGCCCGACGACGTCCAGACGTGCATGGAGTCGCGTGGCGACGACCTGGTGGACCCGAAGCACGCCCTCGGCATCCTCCTGGACTACCGAGCGCGCGCGGCCGTGTGCCACGTCCCAACGCTGGTCGTTCAGGGCTTCGAGGCTAACTCAGAGACCGCCAGCGAGGTGCTGCGGCAAGCTAACGCGCTGGACTTCGTCTACCAGCACCTCAGCAACTACACCACGTACGTCGGAACGATCACTCCGCGTACGTTGCTGCTGGGCGACGTGCGACACGGTCACATCCGTGGTGACGCAACTGACCTTCGACCGGCGTTCCTGCCGTACGGCGCGACGTCCGGTCACTACCTACTGGCGCAAGCTGTTGCTACCTTTGGGTTTGGCGTACTGCGGCACGTTGGCATCGCCAACGCGTGCGACGACGACGACCACGAGAACCTGTGGACCGTGCTGCGCAAGCCCCACACCGTCGTACTTGGCCGCCAGGCGCAGCGGCGAACGCCGTGGGCCAACACCGTCGTTCAGCATCCTCAATTTCGCAGACGGTTCCACTACGCCGAGGGCAGCGAGTACGCGCGTCAGATCTTCGATCCTTCTTAGGAGTCTTCGTGGAGTTCATCCTCGACAACCTGCGTGGCGACTACGTGGAGCTTGTGCGTCAAGTCGCGTTCGCGGGTAAAACCGTTGAGACGCGCGGACTCGCGACGCGCGAGCTCACCGCGGTGACGCTCGTCTTTCCCAACATCCTCAACCCGCTGCTACCCGTCGGCGTGGGTCGAGGCGTCAGCTCCAAGCTCGCCGCGGTGGAGGCGTTGCAGTTGATCTCCGGCGTGCAGCGGCACGACTTGATCCAGAAGGTGACCCCGAACTTCGACGCGGTGCTGGTCGACCAGCAGGATCCCGACTACGGTGCGTACGGTCCACGCATCGTCGACCAGGTTGGTGACTGCCTGGACGTTCTGCTGGCGGACCCGACGACGCGACGCGCTGTCATCGCCATCTGGAACGAGGAGGATCTCACGCACGACGGCGACCGACCCTGCACCGTGTTCCTGCAGTTCCTGGTGCGCGACAACGGGTACGGCCCCGCGCTGGAGCTGCACTCGCACATGCGCTCGCAGGACGTCTGGCTTGGGGTACCGTACGACATCTTCATGTTCACCCAGCTGCAACACACGGTCGCGTACATCATGGGGCTACCCGTCGGTCAGTTCGTCCATCACACGACAAGCCTGCACATGTACGAGACCGACCTGTCCAAGGTGGACGGTCTCTACACGCCCGGGCCTGAGGACGCGTCGCTGGCGCAACTCGTTGGCGAGTTGCCAATGGGTGTTCAGGCGGGCGTTAACACGCGCGGCACCACGGTTGACGGTACGTACAACTTGGACCCCCTGGACGTCGCCAGCTACCTCCTGGAGGACTCGGCGAACGACCTGGAACTCAGCGCCAACCCGTGGTACGCCGAGGTTATGGGTCGCATCCACCACCCGCAGGTCCGGGTCGACGCGTGACCCGACCGTCGAAGGACCAGACCCTGATGAAGGTCGCGCTGGCGTGGGCGGAGCAGGGTACCTGCTCGCGCATGCAGGTCGGCTGCGTCGTCGCGCTGGACGGTCGCACCCTGTCGTCGGGGTTCAACGGCGCGCCACGCGGCATGCCTCACTGCAACCACGACTGTGATTGCGAAGGACTGGCGTATCCCGACGGTCACGTTGATCATCACGAGGAGTGTCAGTCAGGTCCATGGGGTTGCGTCGCCGTTCACGCGGAGGCGAACGCCATTGCGTTCGCGGCGCGCAACGGCATCGCGCTACTTGGGTCTACTTTGTACACAACCATGACGCCGTGCGTCAAGTGTGCTGAGTTGATCGTCAACGCCGGCGTCGCGCGCGTCGTCTGGCGCACCATCTATCGCGATGTCACGGGACTCGATCTCGTTGTAGCGTCAGGGATCTCAACCCAGCAAGTGCTGTAGGAGATCCCGCTTGAGTCTCGACGACGTCACCGGCATCACCCTGGTCAACTCGGTGGATGATGCCTGGGAGCTTATGCGATGGCTGTCCACCAAGGACGAGATCGCACTGGACATCGAAGGATCTGGTCTTAGGAAGTACCAAGACAAGGTCCGGCTAGTCCAGGTAGGCGACCAGCGTCAGGCGTTCTGCATCCCGTTCGAACGCTGGGGTGGCGTCGTCGAGGACATCGTGCGCCGGTTCGAGGGCACGTACGTCACGCACAACGGTCCGAACTACGACGTCCCGATGCTGCGCAACGCGGGCATCAACATCCCGCAGCACAAGGTTGACGACACGCGCTTGATGGCGCACGTCGTCGACTCCACCGGCTCAATCGCGCTGAAGAACCTGTGTAAGCGACTGATCGACCCGCGCGCCGCGTCGATGCAGCGGGAGCTCGACGACGCGATGAAGAAGTCCGGCTGGGGCTGGGATACCGTCCCGATCGACTTCCAGCCGTACTGGCTCTACGGTGGTCTCGACACCATCTTGACGTTGCAGCTCAAGGACATCCTTTGGCCGCAGGTTCAGTCGCAGTCGCCGGACGCGTACGCGCTGGAGCTGGCCGTCGTCTGGGTCACGGAACGTATGGAACGCAAGGGAATTCTCGTCGACCGTGTGCACACCCAGCACTTCAAGGACGAGCTGAGTGAGTACATGGTCTCGGTGGAGGCGTGGTGCGAGTCGCACTACAACGTCTACCCGGGCTCGAACGCCAAGGTCATTAAGCGACTGCAGGACGACGGTGTCGTCTTCACCAAGATGACGGCCGGTGGTAACATCTGCCTGGACAAGGACGTGCTGGCGTCGATCGACCACCCGCTGGCGCAGGCCGTCCTCGGACGCCGACGCGCGCAGAAGGTCGAGTCGACGTACCTGGGTACCTACCTGGACCTGACGGAGTTCGACCCGCGCATCCACCCGTCCATCAACACCGTTGGCGGATCAGGGAAGTCGGCGTTCGAGCCTGGTGGCAGCTCCGGCGTGCGCACGGGTCGCATGTCATCGAACAACCCAAACATGCAGAACGTGCCGACGCGTGGCGCGTTCAAGAAGAAGATCCGTAACTGCTTCATCCCTGAGATCGATCACACGTGGATCAAGGCCGACTTCTCGCAGATCGAGATGCGCGGTATGGCGCACATGGCGCAGGACGAGGCCATGATGGCCGCATTCCAGACGGGCGGCGACTTCTTTGTGAACCTCGCCGTCCAGCTGTTCAACGAACCCGAGTTCCAGAAGTCCGACCCACGCCGGCAGATGATCAAGAACACCGGCTACTCGGTGATCTACGGCGCGGGCATCGAGAAGTCTGCGGCGACCGCGGGCGTCGAGCAGGAGGTCATGCGTACGTTTCGACGTACGTGGGACGCAACGTTCTCGGGTGTTACACGCTGGACCCGCGAGCTGGAGTCGTTGGCGCGACGACGACTCGAGTCCGAGGGTGAGGCGTACGTGCGCTCCCCGTTGACGAACCGCAGGCTGGTCGCGGACTCGGGCAAGCTCTACACGCTGGTCAACTACGCGATCCAGGGGATGGCAGCCGAGATCTTGAAGATGAAGATCGTGGAGGCTGACGCAGCCGGGCTCGGCGACTACATGATCCTTCCTGTGCACGATGAGATCGACTTCGAGGTTCCGGATGAGGACTTGGACGACGTGACTCCCGTCATCGCGTCAGTTATGAACGACGACAAGCTACTGTCGGTTCCAATCGAATCTTCCCTGGACTTGGGCAAGAGGTGGGGCGACTGTGGCGACTAAGGGTCTACTGTGGATCGCGGGTCTCGACCCGGGTGAGTCGACGGGTTTGCTGATCCTACGGCTGACCGAGACGGGTGGTATCGGCATCCACACCCGTTACCAGGGCCCGCCGACGGAGGCGTTGACTCGCCTGGAGGCCGTGGCGCGCGACGCGGCACTGTGGCGCGAGCAGGTGCTCATCGCCGGCGAACGCTTCACGGTGACCGACAAGACGGGTAAGCGATCGTCGCAGCCCACGCCGCTCAAGGTCCTCGGTCAGGCCGAGTTGCTGTCCTACCAGTTCGGCAACGTCGAGTTCACCCTTCAGACGCCCGCTGACGCCAAGAAGTTGGCGGACAACACGCGTCTACGCGAGCTGCGTCTCTACTCCACTAGTAGGGACGTTGGACGTCCAGACGCCAACGACGTCAACGACGCGGCGCGGCACGCGCTGCTCGCGCTGATGCGACGCAAGGCGTCGATCTTTGACTCCATGCTGCGGGACGCTGACCGACGTCGAACCGAATCACAACGGTGACACTTACTGGCGGTAGAGTCCAAGTCAGCAAGGAAAACACGTCGAAGGAGATAGCTGTGTTCGAGCGTTTCGTCGCTAAGGTTCAGGAGTTCGCGGTCCGCGCCGTCGCGTGGCACGTCAACAACCAGTACGAGAAGTGCGCCATGCGCCTGCTCGAGAAGGCGCACGTCGGCGCGACGCCCGGCTGGCTCAGCGAGCTGGTCGAGCAGCGCGGACGGCACGCGCTCGCGGTCGCCATGCACCACTAGTCGTCGTGAAGTTCGTTAGCTAGCACCAACCTGCCACTCGCGCGTGGCTGAACTGTGCACACGGTGTCATCAGGTAAGTGTGACTTTAGTCGCGAGCGAGGGAGTTTCGTGAGTGCCGCACGGCGAGTTTAACGCTGCCACCAACACGGTGACGGTGCTGACCCAGTGGTCAGAGAAGGATCTGATTCGCCAGGTCGCCGGTTCGCGCTGGGACGCGAACGACAAGCTGTGGCACGTGCCCGCGACGTGGCCTGCGGTCGTGCAGCTGCGTGGCGTCTTTGGCAACGCGCTAACACTTGGGCAGAGTCTGATCGACGCGGTGTGGTCGTGGCGACACGCCTGGGTCGACGACGCGCTACGGCTGCGTCAGCAGATCGATCCCGATCCCTGGTTCACGTTCGAGCAGGATCCCGGGCAACACCTCTACCCGTACCAAGAAGCGGGCGTGCAGTTCGCGCTGATCGCTGGCTCCGGCATCATCGCCGACGAGATGGGTACGGGTAAGACGATCACCCTGACCGGCTTCATGTCGTCGCTGTACAACACGAGTGTGTTGCCAGCGTTGATCATCTGCCCCAACTCGGTTAAGTTCCACTGGGCTGCCGCCATCGAGCGGTTTGCACCTCACATCACACCGTTCGTCATTGACGGGTCGCTTCCCATCAAGCGCAGGACGCTTAAGCTGGCGCGTCAGACGCCCAACGCCGCCGTGATCGTCAACATCGAGTCCGTGCGGCTGTTCAGCCGACTCGCGCCGTATGGCTCCGTCCGGTTGAAGCGTTGTCGCGAGTGTGATCCTAAGCACGGTGACGAGGGTCTGTCGTCATCCCGCTGCGACGTCCACCGCAAGGAACTCAACGACTTCAACTTCAAGGTCGTGATCCTCGATGAGGCGCACCGGGTCAAGGACCCGAAGGCCCAGCAGACGCGCGCCATCTGGCACGTCATGCACCAGGACACCGTGAAGTACCGGTGGGCGCTGACCGGCACGCCGATCGCCAACCATCCCGGTGACCTGTGGTCGATCCTCCACGCCGTCGCGCCGGAGGAGTTCCCCACCAAGCGGCTGTGGCTCGAGCGCTACGCCCTAATGGCCTGGAACTCGTTTGGCGGCATGGACATCGTGGGAATCCGACCCGACACCCGTGACGAGTTCTTCCGCCAGCTCGACCCACGATTCCGGCGTATCCTCAAGGCCGTGGTGCTGCCGCAGCTTCCTCCCAAGGTCCGATCCACGCGCTACGTCGACATGACGACGGCGCAGGGTCGCATGTACCGTGAGATGGAGAAGGGGCTGGTCACCCGCACCCCGGACGGGCAACTTCTCGTCGCGCCAACGCAACTCGCCGCTCACACGCGCCTGATGCAGCTGTCGTCGTCCAGCGTCAAGGTGACGAAGGTCGACCCAGACGACATCACAACGTGGCAGGTGGAGTTGGTTGACCCGTCGCCAAAGCTCGACGCGCTCGAGGAAATCCTCGACGAACTCGGCATTCTGGCACACGAGTTCGACGGCCCGCCGGTTCTCGTCGCCGCGGAGCACAAGCAGCTGATCAACCTAGCCGCCAAGCGTCTGGATAAGCTCGGCGTTCGCTACGCTCTCGTCACAGGTGACGTGTCACCCTACGAACGCCAGAAGGCGCTGGACGCGTTGCGAGCGCGCGCCATCAGGGTGTTGATGTTCACCAACAAGGCGGGTGGCGTCGGCATGGACATGTCGGCGTCGGACACCTTGATCAACTTGCAGCGCTCGTGGTCGCTGGTTGACGAGCGTCAGAAGGAGGATCGCAATCACCGCATTGGCTCCGAGATCCACGAGTCCGTGCGCATTATCGACGTCATCACGCGTGACACGGTCGAGGAGGTCCAGATCAAGACACTACTCGAGAAACTCGAGCGTCTCGAGGAAATCACCCGCGACCGTGCCGCGATCTTGGCTGCTAACCCGCACGCGCTAACCGATGAACTCGACGCACTTGAGGCCGAGGTCATGAGCCGTGGCTTGGTCAACGTTCCATCACTTTAACGAGGTACACGATGCCCTACAACGGAAGTGACCTAACCGGCTCGCTCGTGCAGGAGGTCCGGACGCGGTACAAGTTGTCGCGCGCCAGCTTCTCGAAGCTCGCCGGTCTCGCCGGCAAGTCGACCGCACGTCTCTACAACATCGAGGTGAACGACCAGTGGAAGCCGGGTGATCGCGAGCGCGTCGCCGCGACGCTGACCCAGCTCGAGTCGGGTGCGCTACCGACCGACACGCACACCGCGACGACGTTCACGACGTCGCCGATCCACCCGGCCGCCGTCAACATGCCGACCGGTCCGACCATCATTCCTCTTCCTGAGGATCCTGATGACCTCGTTGACCGTCTGGCGACGATCCTGCCACCGAGCGCGCCAGCGACCACAGACGAGCGGTCTCAGGACCCGGACGGGCAGGTCGCGGACGACCTGCTGACCGACGCGCTGCTCAACGAGCCGAACGGCGTCTACCGCGTCTCCAACTCGGAACTTCAGACCTTCAAGCGCTGCCGTCGCAAGTGGTGGCTTGGCTGGTACCGACGCCTCATGCTCCAGACCGAAGACTTCACCTCGGTGAGGGCTACCGGTACTCGCGTTCACCGTGCGCTGTCCTACTGGTACGTGCCGGACGGTGAGAAGCGCGTTGACCCGCGCGACGCACTCGAGCGTGTGATCGTGGACGACTGGACCAAGGTCGCTCTCCTGGCGCAGCAGCGTCACACGTCCGACGAGCAGCTCGGTGAGCTGGCCGTCGAGTTCGCGCAAGCCACCAACCTCGAGCGTGCGATGGTCGAGGGCTACGTCCAGTGGCTCGAGGAGACGGGTGTTGACGCCGAGCTGCGCATCACGGACTCCGAGACTCCGTTGGTAGTCGACGAAGTCGTGTACATGGACACGCGTGGTGGACGCATCGACGACGAGCGCCAGATCCAGTTCATCGGCCTGCTCGACGTCCGTGCGACCCGCACCACCGACGACGTGAAGCTGTTCGTCGACCACAAGACCGTCGGCGACCTCACGGCACCGGTGATCACGTTGCCGCAGAACGAGCAGATGCTGCACTACCACCTGCTGGAGTTCCTCGCGGCGGAGGACTCGGACGCACGGTGCGACGGCGCGCTCTACAACATGCTGCGCCGTGTGAAGCGGTCCGCGCGCGCCAAGCCACCGTTCTACGACCGTGTCGAGGTGCGTCACAACAAGTTCGAGCTGGAGTCGTACCGGCGCCGGGCACTCGCCGCAACGCGTGAGATCTTGATCGCGGTCGATCGGCTCGAGCGCGGTGAGGAGCACCTGGACGTCGTCTACCCCACGCCGAACGCCGAGTGCCGGTGGTCGTGCGACTTCTTCGCCGTGTGCAACCTGCTCGACGACGGATCCCGCGGCGCGAACGATATGATCAACGCGCTGTACCGCAGCACCAACCCACTCGAGCGCTACCGCAAGCAGGTGGAGAAGTGACGTCTACAGAACCAAAGTTCGGCCCCGAGGAACGGCTGTCGATCCTCATTCACGGGGGTTCTAAGCTCGGTAAGTCGACGCTGACGGGTACCGCGCCGAGGCCGGTGCTCGTGCTGGACGCCGAGGGCAGCTGGCGCTTCATCCCGGTGCGCAAGGTCTACTGGGATCCCGCGCTGGGAGGTCCGCCGGAGTGCGACGGATCGTGGGACGCGTGCATCGTCTCGGTGCGGGAGTGGGGCACCGTCCAGCTGGTGTACAACTGGTTGTCGCAGTACGTGACCTGCTTCACGTCGGTAGTGATCGACTCCATCACCGAGTTGCAGCGTCGGTGCAAGCAGAATCTCGCTGGCTCCGAGGCGATGAAGATCGCGGACTGGGGCGTCCTACTGTCCAAAATGGACGCGACGATCCGTGGCTTCCGCGACCTGACCTTGGTGCCGCAGCTCAACATCCGCTGCGTCGTCTTCGTCGCCGAGACGCGTCGCGACCAGGGTGGCAAGATGGTGCCGTATCTCCAGGGTCAGATCAGCGTGTCACTTCCCTACTGGGTCGACATCTGCGGGTACCTCTACCCGGACTGGGAACTGGACGACAACGGGCAGCCCACCAAGGAGATCCGACGGCTGTGGATCACACCGCATCAGCAGTATGAAGCGGGTGAGCGAGTCCAGGGTCTGCTCGGTGGTTGCATCACCGTGTATAAGCCGGAGACGGGTCTGACGGGTCACGACATCACGCACTGGATGAACGTCGTCTTTGGACGGTCCGGGTCAGATGCCGTTGCGTCCCTTCCACAAATGCAGCAGCCTCCTGGTATGTTGATCACTCATACCAACGGCACTGAGGAGTCCAGCTAGTGACCACTGTGAACTTCAACCAGGTCCTCAAGGACGCGAAGAGCGCGTCCTTCGAGGCTCTGCCAGACGGTGACTACGACGTCGAGACCACCAAGGCCGAGGCGGTGACGTCCAGCAACGGTCGCCCGATGCTCAAGGTCACGTTCAAGGTGATCGTCGGTCCCCACACGAACCGCAACGTCATCAACAACTTCGTGCTCGTGGTCGACAACCCGGTCGCCCTGGCGATCTTCTTCCGCAACATGAAGTGCTTCGGGCTCGACGACAACTTCTTCGCCATGCTCGGCGACGGTGCCACCCTGGACCCGGTCGCCAACGCCATGACCGGCAAGCGCGTTCGCCTGACCCTGGGTTCGCGCGAGTGGAACGGCGAGAAGCGCAACGAGGTCAAGCAGGTGAAGCCCTACACCGGTGCGCCCGGGGCCACCCATGCCACCGGGCGCACCGGTGTAGGGCTTCACCTGCTTGA